TGTTTTGAATAAATAAAAGAAAACACACTTCGCCCAAGGATCGAAAAAACGAAACCGGCCATCTTAGCATCTTTTTTTAGTGTGCGCTATATTTTCTTTAACGTATTCACATCATGGCGTTAATAAGCAGATCCGAAGCGGCACGCGCATTGGGCGTATCGCCTGAAGCCGTATACGCAGCAGTAAAAAGCGGAAGATTATCGGTCAAGAAAGACTCATCTGGCAAGCCTGTTGTGGATAGCGAAACAATGCGAGAGGAATGGGCTAGAAACACGCAGACAAGAATTGGTATCGGCCCCAAGGCTGCCGGTGCGGGTAAAGAAAAGAAGCCTCTGCGCAGCCGTGAGGAGAGGATGACTTCTGGAGTGGAGCAGCCCAGGATTAGCAAGACCCAGGAGTCGATCCCTGACTATGACGAATCCCGTGCGCGAACGGAGCACTTAAAGGCAGAACTGCTCGAACTTGACCGACAACAAAAAGAGGGACTCTTAGTCAAAGCAGAAGACATCGCGTTGGAGTGGTCGGAAATTATCACTCGCGCAAGAACGAAGCTATTAGGGATACCAACCAAGGCAAAACAGCGAATACCAGACTTAGATACAGACGCTATTGGTGTTTTAGATGATATTGTGCGCGAAGCACTAGAAGATTTAGCTGTTGACAGCGAATAACGTAGAAAAACTAAGAAAGGCAGCTGCTTTAGCGTTCAAACCGCCAAAAAAGATGACTTTAAGCGAGTGGGCGGACTCTTACGCCTACTTAAGCGCAGAATCAAGCGCAGAAGGCGGAAGATGGCATACCTTGCCTTATCAGAAGGGGATAATGGATGCGATCACTAATCCGAAGATCGAGCAGATCAGCGTGATGAAAAGTGCCCGTGTCGGGTACAGCAAAATCCTTAATCACGTTGCGGCCTTTCATATTCATCAAGATCCATGCCCGATCATGATCGTGCAGCCCACGATTGAGGACGCTCAGGGGTATTCCAAGGAAGAAATCGCGCCGATGTTGCGTGATACGCCTTGCCTCAAAGGTGTGGTGAGTGAGGCCAAGTCAAAAGATGGCGCTAACACGATCTTGCAGAAGCAGTTCCCTGGCGGGAGCCTGAGCTTGGTAGGTGCCAACAGTCCGCGTGGATTCAGGCGTGTGAGCAGGCGAGTGGTGCTATTTGATGAGGTTGATGGCTATCCACCCTCAGCAGGAACTGAGGGCGACCAGATCAAGCTGGGCATTAGGCGTACTGAGTATTACTGGAACAGGAAGATCGTGGCGGGGTCAACGCCAACGGTTAAAGATTTCAGCCGTGTGGAGCGAATGTTTCTGCAGGGCGACCAAAGGCGCTATTTCGTGCCATGCCCTGACTGCGGCCACATGCAGTATTTGAAATGGGCAAATATGAAGTGGCACGATAATGATCCCGATACCGCTAGTTACTGCTGCGAAAGTTGTGGCGTATGGATCCCAGCAGCAAAGAAGCGTTGGATGGTTGAACGCGGTGAGTGGCGGCCCACCGCGCCTGGTAATGGTAAGCACGTTTCGTTCCATATCTGGGCGGCGTACAGCTATAGCCCTAATGCGAGCTGGTCAACGCTGGTTGAGGAGTTCCTTGATGCGAAAAACGACGCGGAGCAGCTAAAGACATTCGTGAACACTGTTCTCGGCGAGACGTGGGAAGACGAGTATGCGTCGAAGGTTAATGCAGATGGTCTCAGCGAACGTTCAGCTGACGAGAAATACAAGCAGGGCGTGGTTCCTTCGGAGGCATTGTTGCTCACTGTTGGCTGTGACACGCAGGATGATCGCTTGTCGCTCAGTGTTTGGGGATGGGGCCGTGAGGAGCAGGGTTGGCTGATCGATAGGGTAAAAATTTACGGCGATCCGTCACGGAAAGAAGTGTGGAAGCAGTTGGATGAGATTGTGCAAACTCCGTACAAGTCCGAAGATGGCCGTGAGTTAAAGCCAATGGTGGTAGCCATCGATAGCGGTGGCCACCACACAAGCGAGGTGTACCAGTACGCCAGGGAGCGGCAAAGCTTAGGTGTTATTGCGATCAAGGGCATGTCAACCAAGAACAAGCCGCCAATTGGCAAGGCGAGCAAGGTTGATCTAAACGCTCAAGGTAAAACGCTCAAGAAAGGCGCTCAATTGTTTCCGGTTGGATCGGACACGATTAAGTCACTATTGTTCGGCAGGCTGAAGCACAACGATGTTGGCCCAGGGTATTTGCATTTTTACCCAACAGTTGAAAAAGATTATTTTGAAGAGTTGACAGCAGAAAAGCAGATCCTCAAATATAAGAATGGATTCCCTGTGAGAGTTTGGGTAAAAAGTAGCAACGCAAGAAACGAAGCGTTGGACGAGCTTGTCTACGCTTACGCGGCATTGAATCGCGTGTATCAGATTAAAGATCGCAGAACGTTATGGGATCAGATGGAGAAAAGCCCAGAGGAGCGCAAGCCAAGTAAGGCAGGCAAGGGAAATCGCGTCCAGAAAAGTTTCGTTAATCAGTGGTAAGAGTTAGACTGCTCAATATCAAGTGACTTTTTGTCGATGGCGATCCCTCCATCCATAACAAGCGGCGTGGATGCGGTATGGGTTGATGCCGAGACTGTTGACGTGTTTGGTGATGCTGTAACAAGCACCACTCATTCACTGGTTTATTACTTTCGCCTTAACGCTGAAGCGGAAGGGGTTACAGCGACAGCAGTTGCTTACAACAGTGGCTGGAAGACAACTTTATCTTCTGCTGTCAGTGGCTCGATGGTCGCTAATCCCGGCTGGTTTTTTCAAGCAGTTTTAACCAAGACAAGCGATAACACTGTTCAGGAGTACAGCCGAGGTCAGATTGAGGTACGCCCGTCCTTGGCTTATACAGGTACGCCTGGAGCATTTGATGGAAGGACTCAGGCGCAAAAAGATCTTGACGCGGTAAAAGCAGCAATTAGGTCCATCGTCTCTGGCGGAGCTGTTTCCGAGTACAAGATTGGAAGTAGAAATTTAAAGCGATATGATCTTTCAGAATTACTGGAACTTGAATCAAGATTGAAGTCTATTGTGGCTAAGGAGAATAAAGCCAAACTTATTGCCTCCGGGCTTGGTGATCCACATAATCTCTACGTTCGGTTTAACGGAAGCTGATGGGACTTCGCACACGATTTCTAAGAACGCTTGGTCTGCAGCGCGTGCCACGCGAGCAGCCTCGCCGTCGTCGCAGCTATGCCGGTGCGATTGTCTCGCGTCTCACAAGCGACTGGATGAGCACCCAGGCAAGTGCTGACGCTGAGATTCGCACAAGTATCAAGAAATTGCGGGACAGATCCCGTGAAATGGTGCGGAATAATCCGTATGCAAAGCAGGCAAAGCGCACCACTCAGGTCAACGTTGTTGGCAGTGGTATCAAGCTTCAGTCTCAGGTTCAGCAGGTTCGAGGGCGCAAGCCTAGTGAAGCGATTAATCGCCTCATTGAAGAGAAGTGGCATTTATGGACCCGTGCCCAGTATTGCGACGTTGCCGGTCGGCACAGCTTCCACATGATGGAATGGCTGGCAACAGGAGCATTGCCGGAGTCAGGGGAAGCGTTATTCCGCATTATCCGTCGCCCGTTTGGTGGTAGCAGGGTGCCATTGGCCCTTGAGATGATTGAGTCGGATGTGCTCGACGAGGAGTATCAAGGTCCAACGCTTGCAAAGCTCAACGAGTGGAGGATGGGCGTTGAGATCAACGAATGGGGTCGTCCTGTTCGTTATGCGTTTTTAACTCGTCATCCTGGTGACTACTGGTTTCAAAATGCACCGCAAAAAGGAGACAAGCATGTTTTTCTGCCTGCTGCGGATGTAATTCATCTGTTTCTTCCAGAGCGTCCGCAACAGCATCGCGGTGTGCCGTGGTTCCATTCAGTGATGGCCGATGCTCATCAACTGCAGGGTTACGAAGAAGCCGCTGTGATTCGCGCCCGTGCTGGTGCCTCTGTGATGGGATTCGTCACAAGCCCAGAGGGTGAGCTTGATGGTGACGATGTTGAAGCTGATCGCCGGATTAGCGAGTTTGAGCCAGGGATGTGGAAGTACCTGGAGCCCGGTCAGAACGTAAGCGTCCCGAACATCAGTTCACCTGATCAGCAGTACGAGATGTTTGTAAAGAACAAGGTTCGGCGCTTTGCATCAGGTTTTGGCTGTTCTTACGAGACGTTGAGTCGTGATTTCAGCGAGACGAACTACAGCAGCAGCAGGCTGAGTTTGCTGGAAGATCGCGAGCATTGGAAGGTTATTCAGTCTTATTTGATTGAAAATTTCCATAATCGTGTGTTCCGCGAATGGCTTGATCTTGCTGTATTGGCTGGTGAGCTTCCATTCGATGATTACGACTCACGTCCTGAGCGTTATGACACTCCACGATGGATGGCTCGCGGCTGGGATTGGGTTGACCCACTGAAGGAAGCAAAGGCTTATCGACAGATGGAGCAGGCCGGTTACATGACCAAGGCTCAGATTGTCGCGAAGCTTGGCGGAGACTTCTTCGATAACCTCACGGAGTTCTCTCGTGAACAGCAAGCAGCCGAGGAGCTTAATGTTGAACTTGATCGTGACATTATTGATGAACTCCCAGAGGAGGTTGAGTGATGCCTGCTATGCCAACTGAAGGTATGCGCGAAGAAGCGCAACGCTATAGAGATTGGAAAGAGGATGGCCGTGATGGTGGCACTGAAGTCGCTGCACGTCGCGCCAGTCAAATTCTTAGCGGCAACGAACTAAGTGATGACACAATCGTCGAGATGAGTGCTTGGTTTGCTCGCCACGAAGTAGACAAAAAGGCTGAGGGGTTTAGTCCTGGTGAGGAAGGTTACCCTTCTCCAGGCCGTGTTGCCTGGGCTGCCTGGGGCGGTGACGCTGGCAAAGCTTTTTCTGATCGCACTGTTGAATCTATGGACCGCTCAATCGACGAAGAAACCAGAGCCGAACCCGACGAATTAAAAGTCGGTGATTTCGTTCGTTGGAACACTCCTGGCGGAAACGCTCAGGGCAAGATCACGAAAATCATTCGCGATGGGCAACTTGACGTGCCTGGAGCGGAAGTTGTAATTAACGGCGAGGAAGAAAATCCTGCAGCGTTAATTCAAATTTATCGTGAAGGAAGTGAAGGCTGGCGTGAAACTGATGTTTATGCAGGACATAGATTCAGTACACTGAAAAAGATCGCAGCCTTACGCGCAATGGAACTTACTACGGAGGTGCCTGATGTTGTCGCAGAAGAGAGTTCTAAAAAAGAATTGTCTCGCGATCTTGAAGGTACAAAGTTCAAGCGTGTTGAAGCAACGAGTTTCAACATGGTTGACGAAAGGAGCATGGAATTTCCATTCAGCTCTGAATATCCCGTGGCTCGTTACTTTGGAAACGAAATCCTGAGCCACGGAATGGAGTCTGCGAATCTTTCGCGGCTCAATGATGGCGCACCGCTTCTCTATAACCATGATCCAGACCGCATGATCGGCGTTGTCGAACGTGCTTGGGTTGATGGTGAGAAGAAACGCGGTTACGCCAAGGTGCGCTTTTCGCGCAATAAATTTGCGCAAGAAGTGCTCCAAGACGTTCGCGATGGAATCCTTCGCGGCGTTTCTTTCGGCTACTCCATTGATAAAATGGAGGAGCGCGAAGATGGCCTCGTAGCTACCAATTGGTCGCCTTACGAGGTTTCGTTAGCTGTTATCCCAGCTGACCCCACCGTTGGAGTTGGACGTTCTCTTGAGATCGACGATTCTGACGTAAACGTTGGAGTTGATCGTTCTTTAGAGAACGTTGACTCTGATATTGAAACTGCGGCTTCGACCGCATCTCCCGTAAACACAGTGACTGAAGTCATGGAAAGCACCACAACTGATGTGGAGGTGATCCGGTCCGAGGCCGTAGAGGCCGAGCGTACCCGGATTGCATCCATCAACAAACTCGGCGAGCGTCATAACCTCTCCGATCTTGCACGCGAATTGATCTCCGGCGGCCAGTCTGTCGATGAGGCTCGCGCTGCTGTCCTCGAAAAAATCGGAACTCAACCCGTGGAACACAGTATCACCGCCAACGACATCGGCCTCTCCGATAAGGAGACCCGTAGCTTCAGCTTCGTCAAAGCTCTGAACTATCTCTCTAACCAGGGTGATGCTCAGGCTCGTCGCGATGCAGCATTTGAAATTGAAGTTGGCGAGGCTGCTGCCAAGCAGTACGAGCGTTCTTCAAACGGCATCGTCATTCCTAACGAAGTCCTTCGTCGCGACTTGGTTGTAGGCACACCTACAGCTGGTGGTGACTTGGTTGACGACGTGCTTCTGGCTGGAACCTTCATCGATCTGCTTCGTAACCGCTTGTCAATCGCTCAGGCTGGCGCAACGATGCTGACCGGTCTTCAGGGCAATGTGT